TCTGTTTACTAGCGGTAAAGTATGGGCACCCGATAGGCGGTGGGCTAGGGACGTGATAGAAGAAGTAGCGTCATTCCCAGTTGGCGAGCACGATGACTTTGTGGATACGACAACCCAGGCCTTGATGCGCTATCGCAGAGGCGGATTTATTAGTTTGGACTCGGATGAAAAAGATGACATGATGTACAAGTACAGACGAAAGGCTGCGTACTACTGATGTTTAAAAACCTGTACTGGCGGTTTGAAAAAGCCATAAGCCCCGAGTTTTGTAACCTGGTCTTGAAAGAAACAGACTGGGATACGGCTGTTACTGCTGGCGTTGGCGCAGGTATGGACCCCACTAAACCCTCATCAGTTAAAGATACGATGCGCAAAACTGATATAGTGTGGGTACCACTGGAGACTCCAATCGCTTGCGTAGCCCAAACCTATATAAATTATGCTAATGGCTTAGCCGCATGGAACTTTTCAGTGGCCTTTATTGAGCAGATGCAAATTGGTAAGTATGGGCAAGATGGTCACTATGATTGGCACTATGATGTGTTTCACCCAGACCAAAACAACTTGCAGCGCAAGCTAAGTATTAGTATTTTATTAAACGACCCTTTAGAATATGAGGGCGGTGAATTACAATTAGAGGGTGTAGAAGACGCTAACTTACTAAAAAGTCAAGGCGATATAGTTGTTTTTCCGTCTTTTATTAAACATAGAGTCGCTCCAGTTGTTAGCGGCGTTAGATATTCAGCAGTCACTTGGGCCCTTGGCCCGGCTTTTAAATAGGAAATAGATATGCCAGTAGATAAGGGTTTATACCAAGCACCCAAGGGACTAGAAGCCCTAACTCAAGATCAAGAACCAGACATTGAAATTGAAGTCGAAGATCCAGAAGCAATGCACATCCACACAGATGGATTCGATCTTAACATTGAGAAAATGGATGAAGAAGACGGCAGCGAAGAGTTTAACCAAAACCTAGCTGAAGAAATGGATGGTGGCGCCCTTGAAAGTTTGGCTAGCGAACTATCTGGTGATATTGATAACGATATTAGTTCCCGCAAAGACTGGGAACAGATGTACAAAGACGGTATTACGTTGCTTGGTTTAAAGTTTGAAGAGCGCGTAGAACCATGGGACGGCGCTTGTGGCGTGTTCCACCCAATGATTACTGAGGCGGTTGTACGGTTTCAAGCTGAAGCCATTATGGAGACTTTCCCAGCTAAAGGCCCAGTAAGAACCCAGATTATCGGTAAAGAAACCCGCGAGAAAATGGAAGCGGCGCAGCGTGTTGAAGCTGACATGAACTACCAGCTCACAGAGAAGATGCCTGAGTTCCGTAATGAGCACGAGCGGATGTTGTGGAACTTGCCATCAGCCGGTTCTGCGTTTAAAAAGGTCTACTACGACCCAAGTATTGGCCGCCAGGTTTCTATTTTTATTCCTGCAGAAGATATTGTTTTGCCATATGGTGCTAGTGAGATTGCCTCATGCCACCGCGTAACACACCGGATGCGCAAGACCAAGCAGGACATTATTAAGTTACAGCGCGCTGGCTTTTACATGGACGTTGAACTCGGCGAACCACAAAAGTTTCGCACTGAGATTCAAGAAAAGAAAGATAAAGAAACAGGTTTTACAGCTACGTATGACGACCGCTTTGAGTTGTATGAAGCTCACGTTGACTTAGACTTGCCTGGCTTTGAAGATAAGGATGAAAATGGTGAAGAAACTGGTATCGCGCTTCCGTATGTGGTCACTATGGTACGGGGCACAAATCAAATTTTGGCGATTCGTCGCAATTGGAAAGAAGAAGATCCTCTCTGTCTTAAGAGACAGCATTTCGTTCATTATCAGTACATACCCGGCTATGGTGCTTATGGCTTTGGCTTGTTCCATCTTATTGGTGGTTTTGCTAAGTCAGCTACTTCCATCTTGCGCCAGCTTGTCGATGCCGGAACCTTATCGAATTTGCCGGGTGGTCTAAAAAGCCGTGGTTTAAGAATTAAGGGTGACGATACCCCAATCGCTCCAGGTGAGTTTAGGGACGTTGATGTTGGTAGCGGTACTATTCGTGACAACATTTTGCCACTACCTTACAAAGAGCCATCTGCTGTTTTAGCTGGCTTGATGGATAAGATTATTGAAGAAGGCCGTCGTTTTGCGGCAACTTCTGATATGCAGATTTCTGACATGTCCGCTAATGCGCCTGTTGGAACTACATTGGCAATCCTAGAAAGAACGCTAAAAGTCATGTCAGCTGTTCAGGCCCGCGTGCATTATGCATTGCGCCAAGAGTTAAAGCTCCTTGCTGGGATTATTCGTGACTACACAGACGAGGACTACAACTACGAGCCCGAGAGCGGCGACATGCAGGTTAAAAAAGAAGACTACAACCATGTAGATATTCTTCCTGTATCAGATCCAAATGCAGCCACTCTGTCTCAGCGGGTTGTTCAGTACCAAGCGGTTATCCAGTTAGCCCAGTCTGCACCTCAGATTTATAACTTGCCCGAACTACATCGTCAGATGCTTGATGTGTTGGGTATCAAAAACGCGGATAAGCTAGTTCCATTGGACGACGATCAAAAACCAAAAGACCCTGTAACAGAAAATATGGCAGCCCTCAAAGGCAAACCAATGAAAGCGTTTATGTTCCAGGACCATGAGGCTCATATCAAAGTCCACCAAATGGCTATGCAAGACCCTATCGTTCAACAGCTTATTGGACAAAATCCGCAAGCGCAGGCTATTATGGGCGCGATGCAAGCGCATATTGCTGAACACGTCGGTTACGCATACCGCCAGAAGATTGAAGATGCTATGGGGGCATCATTGCCATCACCAGAAGATAACCTACCACCAGACTTGGAAGTTCAGTTATCCCGTTTGGTTGCACAGGCAGCTCCTCAAGTATTGGCTCAATCCCAAGCGATGGCTTCTCAACAACAAGCCCAGCAAAATGCACAAGACCCAGTACTGCAAGCTGAACTTATGGACCAGAAGATTAAACAAGGTGAGTTGCAGCGCAAGATTGCTAAAGACCAAGCTGATGCCCAGTTCAAACAACAAGAATTGGCGCTTAAAGCCAAGGAACAACAGTCTCAAAAAGTTCAAGCTGGCATTAAATCGGCCACCGATTTTATTGAAAAACAGCAGCAACACCACGAAACTAAACGCCAAACAGCAACTAACGGAGCTATTCAATTAGCACAATTGGCGCAGCAAGCTCATGAGCACAGATTGGATACAGCTACCGACTTATTATCCCAGCAGCAAAAACCTAAAGGGGGCACTAAAGAGTGATCGACTTACTAACGGCCGATTTCATAGCCGCACTGCGTGACAAGTTGCGCACAGATATGAATAACTACACTGATGATTTGGCAAATGGTCAGTGCACAAGTTTTGAGCAGTACAAAGAGCTCTGCGGTGTGATTCGAGGCCTAGCATTTGCAGAGCGCCACTTACTTGACCTCGCTGACCTTATGAAAGAAGACAACGATGAGTGACACCATCGCACTACCCCCGCAAGGGCTTGTATTACCGGATGGCAGTTTGCATTCGCTAGAAGTAGCACCAGAATTATCAGAAATAGTAGAAGAGCCAACACCTGAAGAAGTTCAGGCGCAAATGGCTAGGCAGTTACCAGAACCACGCGGTTGGAGAATCTTATGCTCGTTAGTAACGGCTACGGATCAGTACGACAGCGGCCTTCTTAAGGCAGATGAAACAAAAAAGATTGAGGAATTAACTTCTCCAGTCCTATTTGTTTTAAAAATGGGCGATCTGGCATATAAAGACGAAGAGAAATTTCCATCAGGACCTTGGTGTAAAGAAGGCGATTTTGTTATTACGCGCCCCTATACAGGAACAAGAATTCTGATTTATGGAAAAGAATTTCGTGTTATTTACGACGACCAAGTAGAAGCAGTGGTCGAAGACCCCCGCGGAATTACCCGCGCTTAAAGGAGCAGATATGACTTATAAATTTCCCGATGAAAACGAAGATTTTGATAAAAAGCCTGACGTTGAACTAGATGTAACTGCTGAAGGCGATGTTGTTGAAGCGGATATCATTGTTGAAGATGATACCCCTGAACAAGACCGCAAGGCCCAGCCGCTAAACCGTGAAGTTGAAGATCCCACTGATGATGAGATCGAAGGCTACACAAAAGGCGTCCAATCCCGCATTAAAGAGTTAACCCATGCCCGTCATGACGAGCGCCGTGCAAAAGAAGCAGCGCAGCGCGAGCGCGAAGAGGCCATTCGGTTAGCCCAGCAGGCAATAGAAGAAAATAAAAAGCTGAAGCAGTATGTTCAGACTGGTGAGACTTCTTATCAAGAAATGATGCGCGAAAAAGCTGAAGCTGAATTGGCTATGGCTCGTGATAAGTTTAAAAAAGCGTCTGAAGAGTATGATTCAGAAGCTCTACTTGCTGCTCAAGAGGCGTTGACGGAAGCTAAGATGAAAATCGAAGCTGCAAAAAATTTCCGCCCAACCCCTTTACAAGTTAAAGAAAATGATGTACAAATACAACATACAGCTCCAGATGTACCTAGACCCGACGAAAAAACCTTGCGCTGGCAAGCCAAAAACCAGTGGTTCGGTTCTCCTGGGTACGAAGAGATGACGGCCTTTGCATTAGGCTTACATCAAAAATTGGTTGCCACGGGTTATGACCCGCGTAGTGAAGAATATTTCGAGAAAATTGACTCTCGCTTAAAGTCTGTGTTCCCTGATTTGCTTCAGGACGACGAACCAGCTAGCCGAAAAACCGGTGAACCTAGTAAAAAGCCGGCAACAGTCGTGGCTTCTGCTACCCGTTCAACGGGAGCAAAGAAAACTATCAAACTTACAGCAACCCAAGCAGCGCTCGCTGATAAGCTAGGTATTCCACGTGAATTGTATGCTAAGGAATTTTTAAAACAGGAGGCCCGTAATGGCTAATACTCGTAAAACACGCGATATCGAGACTCGCGAAAAAGACTCAACCCGTCCAATCTACCGCCCAGCGGCTACTCTACCTGATCCTACTCCAGAACCTGGATATAGTTTTAGATGGGTTGCTAAAGAGGTACTAGGACAGGCGAATCCAACCAACATGTCACAGAAATTCCGTGATGGCTGGGTTCCAGTTAAAGCTGTAGATCATCCCGAACTTATGATTGTGGGTGATCCAAATGGAAACGTTGAGATCGGTGGTTTGATCTTGTGCAAAATCTTAACTGAGCAACTCGAAGCACAAAAAGAGTACTACGAGAAGCAAGCACAAGACCAAATGAATTCGGTTGATAACCATTTCATGCGTAATAACGATGCACGTATGCCTTTATACAGTGAGCGTAAAAGTTCAGTAAGTAAGGGTGGCGGCTTCGGAAGCGGTACACGATAAATAATTTTTTAGGAGACCTTTATGTCTACAGTATCAAGTCCTTATGGACTAAAACCTGTTAGCCTAATTGGCGGTCAATCCTTTACTGGCGGCACAATCCGCGAGTATCTTTTGACCACAAATAACACCGCGCCAATTTACACTGGCGACTTGGTGCAATTAGGCGCATCTGCAGCTGGGCAACCAACTGTTGTAACTTCCACACCAACTACTAGCACTGCTGGTATCGCTGGTGTTTGCGTTGGCGTTCGTTACCAGTTATCTGGTCAGCAACTCGGCTATCCTTTGTATGCAGAATATCTGCCTGCAAATGCTGTAACTGCTGGTTACACCAACATTTTCATTCGCGTAGTAGAAGATCCAGATCAACTGTATCAAGTACAGTCTTTGGGTTCTGTTGGCTATGGTTCTATCGGTAAGACTGTTGCTTTGGCAAACTTTACTGGTGGTACAAGCTCTACAACTGGTAATAGCACTTCTGGTAACTCAGTTGTTGCATTGTCAGCTACTATTGCTAACACAAACGCGCTTGCTGTTAAGATCGTTGATTTGGTTAACTCCAGCTCCACTTTCGGTGGCAACTTCCCATCTAACCCCGGTGACGCATATACCGATTGCATCGTTAAGTTGAACTTTGGCGTGCATCAGTATTATCAGTCCGCTGGTACAACAGCTTAATAAAGGAGCTATAACATGGCTATTTCACGTTCACAGCTCTTAAAAGAGTTACTCCCAGGACTAAACGCGTTGTTCGGTTTAGAGTACAAACGCTATGGCGAAGAGCATAAAGAGATTTATGAGACCGAAGCCTCTGAGCGTTCATTCGAAGAAGAAACCAAACTGTCTGGCTTCTCGGCTGCTCCAGTCAAGAACGAAGGCGGCGCAATTTCTTATGACAATGCGCAAGAAGCTTTCACAGCTCGCTACTCACACGAAACCATTGCTTTGGGTTTCTCAATCACTGAAGAAGCGATTGAAGATAACTTGTATGACAGCTTGTCTGCTCGTTACACCAAAGCATTGGCTCGTGCTATGTCTTATACCAAGCAAGTTAAAGCAGCATCTGTATTGAACAACGGTTTTAGCTCAAGCTACCTCGGTGGCGACGGCGTTGCCCTGTTCTCTACAGCACACCCATTGGTTTCTGGTGGCACAAACAGCAATACTGCTGCTACCCCTGTAGACTTGAATGAGACTTCTTTGGAAGCCGCTACCATTCAAATCGCTGCATGGACCGATGAGCGTGGTCTGTTGATCGCTGCTAAACCACGTAAACTGGTAATCCCACCATCATTAATGTTCGTTGCAACTCGTTTGCTTGAGACTAACCTCCGTGTTGGCACCAACAACAACGATATCAACGCATTGAAGAATAATGGCACGATTCCAGAAGGTTACACAGTTAACCACTTCTTGACCGACGTAAACGCATGGTTCTTGTTAACCGACGTTCCAAACGGCTTGAAGCACTTCGAGCGTACACCTCTCCAGAATTCTATGGACGGTGACTTCGATACTGGTAACGTACGTTACAAATCCCGCGAGCGGTACTCGTTCGGTTGGTCCGATCCACTCGGAGCATGGGGATCAAGCGGTTCATTCTAATCTGAATGTACCCTAGTAAAAAACCCAGCTCACAAGGCTGGGTTTTTTCTTTCTTCATAATGGTGTATTCGGTGGCAGTTAGAGCACAGCACCACACATTTTTCTATCTCTTCCATAGCCCGTTTATACTGGCCGTCTTTGCTAAATTTGCTTACTATGGCATCTTTTTTAGTGGGGTCGGTATGATGAAAGTCTAATGCTGCTGGGTGCGAAAACCCACATTTTGCACATTTAAGTGTACGTTTAAATGTATCCCAATCTATGCGCTGTTGTTTCTTTTTTTCTGCGGTGCGTTTTTTTACTTCTTCTTGGTTTTTTAAATAGTGCTCACGGCTGTACTCCTTGTGCTTTTGCTTTTTTACGCTCTTGTCTTTGTATGGCATCTGCGTTTACCTTATATTTCCAGTAGATTGCATTGCGAAAAGACCAGGGCTGACCGGGCCGGTAGATTTTGAAACCCGCATTGATTAGCGAGTTGGCTGATGCTGGATTGTTTGTTGTATCGGTAATTAGCCAATTCCATCCTAGCTTTCGAGCTTGTTTAATTCGCGCCAGTATAAGACGTTTTTGTAGTCCGTGTCCAGTATATTCGTAAAGCACACCAGCTCTACATAAGTAACCTGTATCTGTCCATTTCTGTGAACGCGCAAGACCCGCAAAAGCAACTGGCTTGCCATCTTCTGTATAAGCAATCCACCAATGACCCCGATCCGGTTTGTATGGGCTGTCCGACGGCAAAATCTTTTTCTGCAGAAATAGCAACAGGGATTGAATCGCTTGATCTCTTGTGTCCACTTTTTTTATTATGAATTTCATTACCCATTCTCCGCCCAATTATTTGCCTATTTCAGCCCATTTTACCCAAAAAATATGTTGCAAAAATTAAAAAAGATGTATACTTACGCTAACTGGGTGATTGCTTATACCGGACTGCCCCAGCAGACGATGCAACGATTGGTATGAGCAAACTTTTGCATAAGGACAATTTACTATGGCACGCGCTACCTTTGAAGGCCCAATTTTATCAGGCCCAAACCGTTTTTCCCCCCTACGCAACGTAGGTTATACTGATTTAGTTCAGTCAACATCTATTGTTTTAACCAATTCTACCAACGGTACAGCTGGCTATGCCGGTGGATCGGGTCAATTTGTTAACGGAAATACCGTTCCTAACGTAAACGCTACTGTTTACACCCCTTCTTCTAGCGTATACCCACCTGTAGCAGCTACTATTACTGCTGACTCTGGTACTGGCGGTTCTGGTACTTTGTACCGTGGCGTTGTATTTTACTTGCCATACGGCTCAGATATTAATGATTTCTTGATTGACACCAATGTAGCTATTACTGCTACTGGCGGCACAATCGGCACAGTAACTGCTAGCATTGGTAATGCGTTTAATACAACTACTTATGCTAACGTAGCTTCTATGAACGCTGCTACTGGCCGTAACACCGTTGCTTTAACTGGCGCTCAATTGCTTGCCCAAAACTCTACTACTGGTGATATCACTGTAAGCCCAGTCCAAGGCACAAGCCCATACTCATCATTGGCTTCCCAAGTTGTTGTTACTTTGACTATTCCTTACACAGGCGGTTCAGGTACAACTCTGCCAGTAATTACTGCAGGTACATTTACTTTTGCAGTTCGTTACACCCAGTTGGATACAAGTATTGGCAATGCAACAACTTACCCATACGGTAATTTTGACTAATTAATCCCGGGGGACTTCGGTCCCCTTTTTAAAATTTAAGGAGATTAATTATGACAATGCAAACCGATGTATTATCGGCACACGTAAACGTAAGCAGTTTTGCCACAAACCCACAACGTACAAGACTTAGAGGGTTTTTTTGTGTACCTACAGGTACTGCTGGTACAGTTAATTTATGGGACAGCACAACAGCACCGGTAACAACCGGAACCTATACTCGTTCAGGTAATACTGTAACTGTTTCTTTGACTGCTCATGGACTTGTAACTGGGCAATCTATAGGCATTGCTTATGGAGCAGGTACAGGCGGAACAGCTACCAACGGTAATTATGTAGTTACGGTAGTTAACGCAAATAGCTTTACAGTTCAAGATGTTAATTCTGGAACTATTACCGGTACAGGTTCTGCTGCTATTGCAACTAGATGGATTACTTCTTTTGATACAAGTGCTAGCACAGCAGCTATAATATCCGTGCTGTTGCCGGGTGAAGGCGCATTGGTATATAACCAAATTTATGCGCAACTATCTAACGTAACTGGTATTACACTTTTTTATGGCTAAGAAAAAAGGTGTTTCGCTTGCGGTTGGTCGCGGTGAAAAGTTGCCTGCATCTAAGGGCGCTGGGCTTACCGCCAAAGGTCGTGCTAAGTATAATGCGGCTACTGGCTCGCATTTAAAAGCTCCACAACCTGAAGGTGGTCCTAGAAAGAAATCTTTTTGCGCTAGAATGTCTGGTATGCCTGGACCAATGAAAGATGAGAACGGCAAACCAACTCGTAAAGCAGCTAGTTTAAGACGGTGGAAGTGCGGAACAAAATGAGTGATATTGACCCAATTTTAACGGCTAGAGAATTAGCCACACACGCTAACGATATTGAGCACTTGCAGGCTGACATGGACAAGATGGTAAAAGAGATGTCTGAAATTAAAACTGCTATTCAAGCCATTCAAAAAACTTTGGCTGAAGCTCATGGCGGTTGGAGATTGTTACTTGGTGTTGGCGGCGCTGCAGCTTTAATTGGTGCTATTATGGCTAATTTGTTTCAAGGATTCTGGAGTAAGTAATGAGTGATTTTACTAATTCAGCGGCATATAAACGATATCAAAGTATTCTTGATTTGCCGGATAACGGCAGCCAAGAAATGGCTAAAGCTAAAGAAGTTGCTAGAAATAAGTTAAGTGAACTTGGAACTTCACAAATGGCAAAACAAGCCGGCGTTGAAGATCCGTTCGCTAAAGCCACAAAAACTACTTCATCTCGTGGTGGAGCGGGGGCTGGCGGCGGCGGAGCAGACATGGAAATGATGCACGGAATGTTGACGCCTAATCCAAAAGCCACCTACAAAAAAGGTGGTAAAGTTAAATTGTTTAAGCACCATGACGGTATAGCGCAAAGAGGTAAGACTCGTGCCTAGCACTTCCAAAAAACAGCATAACTTCATGGCTGCAATTGCTAAGAATCCTGCTTTTGCCAAGAAGGTAGGTATTAAAGCTTCCGTTGGCGAAGAATTTTTAAAAGCTGACAAAGGTAAGAAGTTTGCAGCAGGCGGCATTAATATGATTAACCGTGATGTAACTAGACACGGTAGAGTTTTGGGTTCGTCTAAAGGCGTACCTGCAGTTGAGTTAACAAAATACATTGGAAAGAAAAAGGGCGGAAAAATTATGGCAATGCAAAGACAACGTGGCGTTAAAACCGATGAACCTTTTAATCCCAAGAATGTAGAAGACGGCATGAAAAAAGGCGGTAAAGTTATGGAAAAAGAATCCAAATCAGAATCAAAAAAAGAAATGGCAATGGATAAGAAACAAGATATTGCTATGATTAAGAAAGCGTTCAAAGAGCACGACGCTCAAG